GTATAGGGACCATCGCGAAGAAACCGATTTGTGAGTGTTGGTACATGTGCCAAACACTGGACTGCCGAGTTAAAATAACACGTATTTCCGACGTTCAACAGCCCTCTTGACATTATGTACTAAAGCATTCTGACTTTTATATAACAACAATGCTCACGATTCGTCCAATTGTCACTTGCACTGCTCAGCCTGCACGTCGTAAGGGGTACATTCGATACAAGCTAAAAAAGGCGATTGAGCATGCAAAGAACCTGTGTATTGATTACGAGGATTCAAAGGAGTGTCGCATCGCGTGGGACGAGGTGAATGATCTCACACGGGCACTTCATCAGCAGCATCCAACGGAGTCTGAGCTCTCAAAGCGCGAGTATGATGTTTAATTGTATTCCGCCATGCTGAATTCGTGAGGAACCTCAGTCGGCTTGGTGCTACTACCCATCATCCCTTGACTGCTAACACCACCTGGGTGGTTGAAGCCCGATCGTTTGCTTGGAAAAAAGCGCATGGCGAGTGTTGCAAGCAAGATAAAGACGATGGCGTGGAGAATCAGACCGCCGATTTTTGCTGTGCCCTCGCTGGTAGACACCCAGCTCCCGAACACGTTACGTGTCGCCTGGTATGTACCTGGGCTGGCAACGAGAGCATACAGAACTGCTGGGACGACATAAAATTTAATAGTGGACATTTATATTAACACACATAAAATTCTTCGAGTTTAATATTTTCTCTCAGATTGACAATGGTTCTTTCATATGTCCGTCGGTTATTGGGATGATTCTTGTCTAGACGCTCTTTGACTGGCGTCCATCCCAATTCACCATATTCACATTCCACAATAGTTCCGTCTGCGTAAGGTCTCTTACTGAGATGTATCTCAGCTTCTTTACGGAGCGTCCGATAATCCATGATGTAGAGGTCTTTTCCATTCTTCACGAGAAAGTCAATTGTTATGAGATGCCTAGGCTTCCACTTGAAGAGTGTCTCATGTGTACCGATACGCACTTGTTCTTCCACTGGTGTAAATATGAGTCCGTCAGACTTTTCGCTCAATTGAATTGATGCAATTTGAGACAGTGGAATCATTTCCTTCACCTTGACAATCAACTTGGGCTGTTTCAAAATAGATCTGACAACAGCCTTGGCACGTGCGAGTCGTTCTGTGAGCGTCATTTTGCGAAGGTCTTCTCCTTTGACGCGCACTGCATCATAAACATGATATACTCCATCCAGGAGTTCTCCATCAAGAACAGTGTCGCGAGGAACTGTCAAAGTCGTATATGTGACTCGGAACGCTCGATCAACCAGAGCACAAATCTTTTTTCCATCGCTCGCCTCAAAGCACACAAGCATATGTCGTACACCGTCAGTTTTTTCACATACGACATATGGTTGAGACTTTAGAATTCGAAAATGTTTACGTTCTATGGATATAGGCTGAGGACCTGGAAACCACAATGGATCTTTAGATTCCCAGACATTATGGATATACTGTTTAATATCTACGTCGTACATGTCTAGTAATTGCGTGTTGTCCTTAAGAACAAGTGCCCTTGTTCGCCGGTGTCGGGCGGACAAGTCGCTCCGCGACTTGGAATTAAGGATTCATTACGACGCCAGGCACTTCTAAGATATTTCCAAGACACTTGTGTGTAAAATGTCGAATGACAGTCGCAGTTGGCAACGCTGCTATGCGTATGTTATTTGCTTTCAGCTGAGCAAAGAGACTCTCGTAGGAATCACATGACAGGTTTTTTTGAATACTTTTCAATTTTTTGTCAATCGGCTTTGCATCCATGACCCATACACGTGCCGATGTTTTGTCGACATCATACAAGTCAGTACCTACAACCTTCTTTGTGACGCTTGTGTCAAAGTTAAGAGCACGTTGATGAACCGGCTCTGTGGAACCAGCAATTGTTTTTTTACGGAACATGTCCCAGTCAACGCCCTCTACAACTGATGGAAATACAACGACTCGAATATCCTTCTCCATTGTATTGAACAGTCTCGGAATGCTTTCATTATCAAGATTTGTTCCATAGTCAAACCAGATGATACGTTCACCGGATTTGACCAATTTAGGAAGTGCTTCAAGACCTTCTGCAAAAATAAACTCTGTATGAATCTGTCTATGTGATGCATGCATGCTAACGGTCATCAACGAATGCAACGTAGTCACTGCAATTGATTTGTTTCGAGTTACACACACAACATACATGCTCAAGAGTCGTTCTGACTCTTTAAACGTTCTGCGAGTGTTCCGTGAAACCTCAGATTTCCAACATGTCCGAGTGTCGTTGTGACGTCTGCAAAAATCTTACCACCCATTTGTTGCCAACGACGACAAAATGCATAATCCTCAGACAAGTAACGACGATTCATAGGGTCAATCATACAATCGAACACTGCACAGTAATCTTCAAAGTCTCGGTTTTGGTGATCATTTTTGCAATTGAGTTCTGGATAGTGGGCGTACATGCGTTCTATGACGTCACGTTTAATCATCAAAAATCCAGTTGGTCCATCCAACACCTCGACAAAACCATTCATGATTGGTGAATTATTGTATTTAAAATTCATAACAAGAGATGAAGACGCCTTGGAAATGTCTTTTCCAGTCGGAATGGCTTGTACAGCCTGGTCCCACATAATCACCTTTTTGGGATACACGGCACATGATACATCATGCCCTGATGCGAGAAGGCGTAGTACGGATTCGGCGTCAAATTGTACATCAGCGTCAATGAACAAGAAATGAGTCGCTTGAGACTTTTGTATGAACCGTGCGACTGAAATGTTACGAGCACGATGGACCAAAGATTCGTTCTCGGTTGTGTCAAGCATGAGTTGAACGCCGTATTGTGCACAGAGTCGCTGGAGTTTCAGGATGGACTCGGCGTACGCCTGAAGACACAGTCCTCCGTAGCATGGTGTCGACAAGAAAATACATGGCTGCTGCGACATTGTGTATTATAAGACACTCTCCTTTATCGTTTAAAGTTTGCCATGTATTAAACGATAATGTCAGCTTTGTGTAAACTCTGTCTGTATTACAATCCCGGTGACAAGACGTGTGGTCGCTCATTGGTCGCAGTGAGCAAAACAAAGGTGTATCACGATTACGCTAAGCTCGTGCGTTATGACGCAAAGAGATGCGGACCACATGGCAAGTGGTTCACTGTGATCCCTGACCATCCCAAAACACCCGCAGAAGAGCTCTTCGAGTCGTTTGGTATTTAATCTCAGAATATATAAATGGACTTTTACGTCTCCCTTTTCTGGATAAGTTTTTTGACGCTTGTAATCATTCACGCGCAGATGCTCAGTACGAACACCCGTCACGCGGTCATTTCGATCGTCGCAGCATCTGGGATGTTTGTAGGCTCCAAGATTGGAAGAGAATTTCTAGGCATCAAGTAATGAAGAATTGTCTCAGAGTGGGTCCTAAAAACAAAAAATGCATCAGAACCTCTAACAAAAAGGTTTTCAGTCTTCCGAGAAAATTTTCGAAAAACGTTTGTCTTCACGGTATTATCAGGGGGTTTACGATGCGTGCAAGCTGTGCACCTTGGGTCGTACAGACAAAAAAGATGTTCGTCTGAAGTAGATGGCAGATGTAATTCTTCCAGCGGGTACCCGTCTCTACAAAGGATTTGGGAACCGTACTACAGGATGTAGATCGCTGCTCAAAAGTACTCGTACTTTTTTCGCAACTCAAAGCGCGCGCATCGCACGATCATATTCAAACACAAACACGGCATGTCCATTCATTGCAAAACGATCATTGCGTCTGTTTTTACTCACACATCCAAATGTGAAACGCATATTTCCAGAATTAAGCAGAGAAACTGTTGCGGGTCTCAGATTTGTACTCGGTACAAATGTAACACGCGTTCAACAGGTGAATGCTTACCAGCGCATCACGGGTCGAAAAGCACCAAAACGTTACCTCGCTCGACCAATGAACCGAGGTGAACGCCTTTCATTGACGAATGTAAACTCTGATGTATTCACGCGTATGAGTCAAGAATATCTCATCAAAAACGGCTATGATGGGTTTTACGCTCCACAAAAACGCACAGGTTTTCACGGTGGAATGTTTCCAGCTGAAATTATGTTATGCGACGCTGGTCGTACACTGTCTCGACCAGGGGTTGATCATGCTCCAGTTCTTTCACGAGTGTCTGTCGTGAGAGAGCTCCCTCAATTATTCATCAAGTATTGTCGCAAGAATCGTACGCTCCTTCGGGTGTACCGTAATTTGTTCGTCCCGGAACTTGGTGGAGGCATGGGTGTTAAACTGTACCTCGAGGCTCGCGGTAAACCGGCGCCAAAAAAAGTGATTGACACGAAGGATTTTGATTTTACATTTGCCGTGTCAAAGCGATTGTCGTACCGCGAAGCGAGTAGACGTGCGTTGATGATGAAGACCATCATGTACAAACACGTCACTGGGTTTGTTTCTTGGCTCAATCGAACATACACTCGTACAAATGCTAGAATCATAGTGAATGATTTTGTACCAGATATCAAACTCATTCCGGCAACTGGGAAGATAGTATATTATGTATCACAATTCCGTATTCAATTTCCAGGACAGCCTAAGCCAATGGACTTTGTTGATTCGACGCTCGCATATGTCCCTGGATCAAGTCGTGAGGACCTTCATCCAGTATATTCACGTATGTATGGTTTGCCCATTGAGCGTCTCAAGAAATTGTACGACTCTGTACTCACTGTACTTGCAGGGTCATTCGTGTATGCAGGCATCAAACCACGTAACCCTCTTATGGGTAAAAATCCAGAGAAGGGTCAGAAGAATGTTTCACGACTCGGCGCTCTTCAAAATCTCGCACCTAAGAATGTCAAGTTGGTTCGAAATTTGATCCGACGCATAAAAAATCGTGATGTGTCCGGCGCAAGACGGAATGCCGTGAAGATTATTAAAAATATCAAGAGAAAGTAGGATATGAATAAGCCATGTGTGCAAACGCGGCTTATGATTCGTCGTATTGAACGTCATCCGATTGTTCGTCAGACGTTCCGTTCTGGTTCGAGGATTCAGAAACATCTGGTACGGGGAGCGACACTCGGTCTCGTACCAGATGCTGTGAATGATATTGCTTTTCATCACGCTCAATTAAATGTCAACGAAGTCGTTCATGTGTTCCAGGATACAATTGCAATTTCAACCATGAACACTGTCCTCGCGACGATGTTGGTCATGTCTAAAATCATGTAAATTTATATTCTGGTTTACTATTAATGAGTGCAAACTGTGCAGATCGTGAGGTGTACACAGTTCGTATCGATTCTTTTGGCGTAGGGACACCGTATTCATCATTCCAGGCATTTCTGGATGTTCCTCTCCGTAATGTTGTCAAGGCTGAACTTCTTATGGCGAGCATTCATCAACAATACAGCAACGCCATTTGCCATGTCTACGTCGAAGAGCTCACATCAAAATTCCTAAGTCGTGCAGGTCCAGCATATACGGTAGGACTTGGTGGTACGACATCAAATGTCGGAGTTGCAACACAAATATTAAATAGAGGTTTAATTGACCGTGCATTCGTGACTATACCAACCTCGAATGTCACAACAGCAGCACCCGATTACCGTGTGTTATGGAAATCAGGAAACGATTATCCGACGGACATGGAATATATTAATCCGATTCGTCAAATAAAGACGCTTACATTTACATTCCTTGATGGTAAAACCGGTGATCTCCAAACAATGGATCAGATGAGTTATTTCATTTTCCGCTTCGAATGCGCTAAAGACAATGTGTGTCTGTACTAATAAAGAGAATGCGCATTGATATACCAGAATGGAAGTTGTCCGCCTTCAGCCCACAGCAATCCTGCCTTCACGCGGTTCAGCAGACGCAGCCGGTTTTGACCTCTACAGCAGCGACCACTACGTGGTGTTCCCGGGTCAGCGCGTGGTTGTCTCCACTGGGATCGGTCTTCAGCGACTCCCGAGCGGGACCTATGGTCGCATTGCACCTCGCTCTGGACTGGCCGTGAAGCATGGTCTTGATACTCTTGCAGGTGTAGTGGATCCAGATTACCGCGGTGAGATTAAGGTTGTTCTTCTGAATACTGACATGCGTGTCCCTTTTGTCATCAAACCTGGGTACCGCATTGCTCAACTCATCCTCGAGAAGTATGAGGTGGATGAGGTTATCGAGGTGGAGGCTTCAGTTGTTGATACCGAGCGTGGTGACGGTGGTTTTGGGTCGACGGGTGTTGCATAAACAAAAGTACTAAATGCCCATTCTAAATGATTGGGTCTCTCATCAGTGGCCGAGTTGGTCTAAGGCGCCAGACTTAAGTGAGAATCACTTGAAGAGATCTGGTGGTGGTAACACCGCGTGGGTTCAAACCCCACCTGATGAAGTTAAAAGAACGAAATGAACTTAAAATATGCAGACGTCTTGGCTTTTTGTAGGACCGAGCCTGCTTGCAGGAATCGGTCAAGTCACTCGCCAATATGCAGAGCGGATAAAGAGCCTTGGTCACGAAGCGGACTATGTTCCATTTGGTGACCCAGTTCCAAAGAAAAAATACAATGTTGGTTTCGCATTTGTTTTACCAATTGAACAACATGTTGATATTGTCGACCAGATGTTGGCACAATGTCATGAAAAAAAGTACATGACAATTTGTGAAACTGAGACTGTCCATCCAGTCTATGAAATTCTTGTTAAACGATACGGTACACTTTGGACACCAAGTCAATTTTGTCTCGATGTGTTTTCAAAGCAATTTCCATCTGGTGATTGGAGACTATGTCATCTATGGACGCCAACACCTCAATTTGCTCCTGTAGAGGCGACACAGTATACATTCTACACGATTGGAAACATGATTGATCCGCGAAAAAATATTAAAATGCTCATAGAGGCATTTGTTCGTCTACAATTGCCAGATGCCCGTCTTTTACTCAAAGCGACGTGTAAAATTCCCGTCACGTGGCGAATTCCCAATGTCATTGTCATCAATGGATTATTAAGTGACGAGGAACTTGAAACACAAATTCACAGACAGGGGCATTGTTATATCAATTGTTCACATTCCGAGGGTGTTGGGATGGGAGCAGTTGAAGCTGCACTGCGTCAGAAACCCGTCATCATCACAGACTTTGGTGGTCTCAAGGAGTATGTTCCTGATACACCTTTTGTTGTGACGTGTTCAAGAACTGAAATTCAACAAGACGATTTCCTGTTTCAAAAGGGCATGGTATGGGGAAAGCCTTCTCTCGATGAGCTCATGACACATATGCGTACATGTTACGAGAACCGTATTACGGAATGGGACCACCCGGGGACGAAGAAGCTTGTATCATCTGTTTTTTCTGATTACTCTGGATGATGATGCTTTGCTGGTGAAGGTGTCATGAAATCTTCCGCCATGAGCTCACCGTCGTGACCACCTGCAGATTCATCGCCATAATTGAGCATGTAATATGACGTGGCATAGAGTACAATTGCCATGAGTACCGTGCTAAACCCGAGGAATGCCTGCTGAGCCTTTAGATAAGAGACAAAGTCATCAAACGCCTTGAAGCCAGTGGGGTTGACAAAGATACGAGGAAGTGCAAAAATCAATACGAGATTAATTACAAGTGAGATCAAGATGGGTTTGAGTTCAACTTGCGTCATACCATAGAGCTATGTTTTTTGCAGAAACACCCCCCCGCTGACGCCTTGAAGTTGCATTGCCGTCCTTCCAGAGTTCGTGCAGTACACGTAGGTCCCTTTGCTGCAACTGGCGCCGTCTTTTTTTTGACTGTAGCTGGTACTGTAGTAGGTACATACTCTGGGAGAAATACAATGTGGCGCCGTGCCGCCTTGAGTTCAAGAGCATGCTGGCGGAAGCGGAGTGCGGAGGCGTCAAATTTGTTCATTTTTAATCATTCAGAGCATTTCATATGTAAGGCGTTCTCATGACATGATTTTTCCTGACGGCATAAAAATACCAGTTCCATATTAAATAACGCCATGGCAACACTTACTGAACGTCTCATGGACATTATAGAGCAAGTTGACCGTGCAAACATGTATATACCACCAGTTTTAGAGACGTTTCTTAGGACGCATGGGTTTATTCCTCATCGTACATACCTTCGCCCACCCCGTCCTCCACGTGTCGTTCGTCCTCCGTGTCCTGCAGTAACACAGGCTGGGACGCCTTGCAAAAACAAATGTGCACCAGGGTCTACAACATGCGGTGTTCATTCGAGTACACCAACGCCACGTGGCACACCCGCTGACTTTCGTCGGTGTCCAGTGATCATCGGGAGTGGTGAACAATGCAAGTGTGCAAAGTACAAGGAGTTTCCATTGTGTTGGAGACATGCAAAGAGGGACAATCTTCTTCCACCAGCCCCAGAAGTTCCAGCTGAATGTTCAATATGTTATAGCGATTTGTCACGAGAGACTACAACCAAGACGTCTTGTGGACACTATTTTCATATTGACTGTTTCGAATCATGGAAACAGAGTCGACGGTCAACCTTTCGTTCAGTGACGTGTCCTATGTGTCGACACACAAACCCAAACCCTAAACCAATCGTAAAGCCACCAAGGATCATCGCCGCGGGTACTGTACATCAAAGTTAATAAGAAGGTTGGATTGTGGTGTAAGCCCTTTTCCTTTGTACACATAATCCTGACGTGGATCTAGAATACCAAATTCCGCAAGGGTATTTAACTGTACAGGACCACTAAAATGAGGTATTGAAATGTCGAGTCCTTCAACAGACTCTTGAAATGTCACAGTCATCACGTACCGTAAATCTTCCCCACGACGTTCAAACTTAGGATGTGGTTTCACATTGAATGTAATGATGAGATCTCCAGTCCGTTCACGGTTTGAACGTGGTTGTTCTCCAAGACCCTGGAGCCTGTGCTGTGTTCCAGAATGTATACCCTTTTCAACATGTAAATTAAGTGTAACTGTATCTATTGTTGTCTTTTTGTTATTACATGCCGGACATCCCTTCCGCGCAACTCCACATCCCTGACAAAAATCACATGGTCGAGCAAACATCTGACCAATCATACCCATCATCTCCTGAACCATCATACCTCGTCCTTGACACCGAGGGCAGGTTGCTGCGCACGACTGACAATGTTTCACGACGGGCACTTTAATCGTTTTGTCAACTCCTGTGAACACCTGTTCAAGTGTGAGATCAATTGTGTGATGCCGTTCCATGGAACGCTGACCATTTCCGCCCATGCCTTGGAACATTTGGGAGAATATGTGCGAAATGTCTGGACCTTGTTGATGCTGAGGTTCATCTGATCCGAATTGATCATAGCGTTCCTTTCTTTCTGGGTCGCTCAAAACCTCGTACGCATGACTAATCTTTTTGAACATCTCTGCATCTCCGCCTTTATCAGGGTGATGTATTATAACCAGTTTCTTATATGCTTTTTTAATTTCATCGGCTGAAGAATGTTGAGGTATACCGAGCGTTTCGTAATGACTCATACTGATAAAGACAATGGTAAACTTTAACTCAAAAAAACGTGTCCTCTGTAGGTCTAAGGTGAGTAGGATATAGAAAATCAAAGCAAAATGACAGACATCGACACCATCTTGACTTCTGTTGAACAGACTCTTCGTGATGGGCTTGAGTTTTATCTGATTGTTAGGACTGATCGTACATTCTGGGAACAGAATAACAAATTTCGATACAGAAATGCACGTGAAGTGAATGATATCATTGAAGAGTCATTTGATGAACTGTACACGAGTTTTCCAACTCTTGAAAAGTCCTTTGATGACAGTGTCATTCTGTTGCAAGAATGTACATGGGTTGGTATGAATGCCCCGTGGCCAGTTGATGCCGATAATCACATTGAACGTGTCATTGACAATGTGATGAATGTATATGGAACTATAGTATATGGAAAATTGAGGACTTTTCTTCTCGATTAAAGAAAATATGTACTATTCATACAATGAATCCATGTGAAAAATGTGTCTACTTTAAACCAGGGAACTACACACGTACTGGTACGTGCACAAGATATGTGGCGTACCGAGGACGTGGCAAACTTGTGTATGAATTTTCAGAATCTGTACGACTTGACAAGTCTAAATGTGGTCCAGAGGGGAAACTGTTCCTTTCGGCGTCAAGAAAAGACGAAAAGGTTAACATTAACAGTATTATTTGGTTACTTATGAACGATGATGAGTAGAGTACATGCGCAGAATATCCTTGATAATCTCATGACGTTTAATATCATCTTCACTAAATTGAATATGCTCGAGTCCAAGAATAGGGTAGTCCTCAAGACGTTCGAGTAGATCAGAGAGTCCATTATTTTCAAACCCGCGATCATACTGACCAGTGTCACCCGTGATGACGAGTTTAGAATCCTTTCCAAGGCGAGTCATAACCATTCGCATCTGGTTTGGTGTTGAATTTTGCATCTCGTCTGCAATAATCCATGCATTGTCGAATGTTCGCCCGCGCATATAAGCCAATGGACACACCTCGAATTTTGTTTTTGGTGACAGAGCATCCTTCATTGGGCGAACCCACGGGTCCATCTTTTTGTCTAGATTTCCTGGAAGGAATCCATGCTGTTCATCGACAGATACAGCAGGACGAGTTAGAATGACATGACGAGCATGCTTTGCAGCCGCATGACATGCCATCATGGTTTTCCCGGTACCAGCTGGTCCACTTGCAATGACAATTGGGATGCGTGGATTTTCGAGGAGTGCTTGATACAGTCGATGCGCCATTATGAATTATTTACGTGTCATCGTTTTATAACCTGCCATTCAGCAGAAGATCCATTGAATGTACTGAGAATAATACGTCCTGCTTCCTCTGGATCAAAGTCTTCTGCACAACAGAAGATGTCGAGGTATACGCTGTCATTCTCTGGGTACGTATGAACTGAAAAATGAGACTCGGAGAGGACGAGCACACCAGTGACACCAAATGGTTCAAACTGATGGAACGCCCTGCTGACGACAGTCAACTTACACTTGTCTGCAATCTTTTCCATCAGAGGCTCAATTTCATCAATGTACTTGAAGTGGACACCTGAAACTTGTCCGATGAGGTGTTTCATTCTTGTTTTAAAAATGTCTGGTTTTTTTATACCATGAGAGTATTTAATATCATCGATAATGAATTATTTATCATGGATGAAGACACACTGTATCATGTTTTTGAACGCAACACATTTAGCAGAGCTACATATACATATATGATCAATTGGATTCAGAAGAACAAGACTCCAAGTGATGACATTGATGCTATATGGGAAGAGGCTGAAGAAGCCTGGGACAAACTGAGTCCAGAAACACAAGGGTTACTGGTAGCTATTGCAAATAAAGAGAGACAGCAGGCTGAAGACATCCGTGACGGGCTTCTTGCAACCCTTCACGGATACAATGGACTTAAAATCATAAAGGATTCATTTGTAGAGTCTATTCAATCATGTTGTAGTCTATGGTGAGCGTTTTCTTTTGAGAGCCACGTGTCTAGTACTCACTACACGATTAGGTATAAAAGGATCCATAAATAAAGGAAAATTCGGACGATTTCGCATGCGTGTCGTAGTACTTATTAAATTGCGTAAACCTGCCGCGTTAGCATTAGGCAAGGGTCCATTTGGTGGTGGGCGTGTTCGTACGAGTCTAACAAGTGTATTTGGTGATAAAATAATACGCGTCGAACCACTTTTGTATGTATAGTAATTTCCCATGGGTATACGGTTATTTGTAATTGTATTATACGGTGTAAGATATCGTGCAACAGTTGCGAGACTGAGAGTGTATCTAGGTCTCCTTGAAGACGACATTTACAATACTACATAGAAATTAAATCAACCTCACACTCCTTAATGTCGTCAATCTCAACGTCGCATATACCTTTCTGCCGCATCGCGAGTACACTGTCCCAGAAGGATTTCATGACTGGAAGGTACTTGGCAAACCATTCACGATCACGAAGAACTTCAACGACGACAAACTCTTCTGGTGGACCCGTCTTGTATTGCACAAAATCACACACCTCAAGATCCATAATTTCAAGTAAAAGCTGAATCTGTGGCAAGTAGTACCCTGGGACTTCTGATTTAATCTTACGGCTCAAAGGACACTTAATCTCAAGGAGTCGACCAGATTCTGTAATTCCATCCGGTGAACCTCCGAGAAATTTGTGGACAGGATGTTGTACGAGACCAATTTCATGTGAAATCTGACCATGACGCATGTCGTACAAGTCACGAACCATGGGTTCAAGTTTAGTCCCATGTGCCGTTGCTTCGTTTCCAGCCCATGGACGCGCCGCACCGCACTTCTTTGCCAAAAGACCCTCTGGTTTTTCATATGGATTGAGACCAATAGCAGTTGCGGCGTCACTTGCCGTCAAGAGGTTTCCACGAAGGTTGAGCCACTCTTGACTGCGCTGATCCGCATAGGTCTGTTCGATAAGTTCTTTTGCACGTGGATGCATCTACTTTTTAAATCGCTCCGTCGTCTTAAGCGCGATTTGAGCTGCAAATTGTTCCGCTTGTTTCTTCGTCGTCGCAAAACCAGACCCATACGGGATACCATCTACAACAACCTCGATATGGAATGTTCCATTGTATTGTCCACGGACTTGGTAATCAGGCAAAGGCACCTTGTTCGCCTGACACCAACGCATCAATTGATCTTTGTAATTATCATCGGTCAGATTCATGTCAATGTTTTCAAACGCTGCAAACACAAATGACTTGGCATGAATCATTCCAATGTCAAGATAAATCGCCCCGACAAGTGCTTCGAATACATCCTCAAGTATATTCTCATTCGTATTCCAACCATTGCGCATTCCTTTGTCATCCATGAGAACCCATTTTTCAAGCCCGAGGCGTTTTGAAATTTCACAGAGTGTCTTTCCACGTACGAGTTTCGTGCGCGCCTTGGTCAAAAACCCCTCTTGTTCAGCCGGAAATTTTTCAAACAGATATCGAGTAATTATAAATCCAAGAACAGAATCACCCATAAATTCCAGCGTCTCGTACGAGCCTTCAAGACCCTTGTACTTTTTGAGGGCTGATTTATGTGTGAAAGATCTACGATACAATTTTACATCATTAATTTTCGTTCCTACAAGTCGTTCAAGCGCCACGCGGTCGATATTTGGGGCATCGACGAGCTCTGGCGATTCAACGGTTTCCATTACACTACATACACTTTTTGTTTTTAAGTCACATCCTGACACCAATTTGAGGATGACCCTGAAACGCTGGGATGTAACCAGGACCGGTACCCTCTGATGTTACTTTTTTTTCTTCGTGTTTACCAGATTGGAAAACGAAAAAGAGCACGACGAGGATCAAGAATAGAATCAATAGTTTATGCATATTACATTATACTGTGGAAAAAATCCAAAGAGCTCAAGCCTTCTTCACTGTCGGGCGCTTAGCTGCAGGCTTTGGCTCGGCGGGCTCTGCTGCAGTCTTCTTGGGCGCCTCGGACTTGATGTAGTGCTTGTTGATGTACTTCTGGATGTTCAGAAACGTCACCTGTACGTCGGCAGGTGGGTCTAGGATAGCCTTCAGAGGCGCATCCAGGTTGATATTCTGACCCTGCTTCAGCCCCTTCTCGGTGACATACTCGTTCACCTTCTTCGTCACCTGAGAGCGAGAAATCTGCTCACCAGCCGCCATCTTCAGAAACTTGCGCAGCTCCTCTGAGATGTCCAGAGGCTTGTTGAACCCATTGGTCGTAGAACGAGCCTTTGCCTTCTCGCCCATGGGATCCTCGATGAGGCTCTTCACCTTGCGAATGTCCTTACGCAGCAGCTTAATCTCGTCGATAACATTCTGCAGAGTGATAGTGTCAGCCATTGCTGATATACTTACACTTGTTTTCTTTAACTGATAAAAACAAGCACAGATGTACTACTAGATGAACAAGATTACGAGAATTGTTGCCATGGTATTCATGGCACATACTGCGCGTTATATATCAGAGGTGTGCTACTGGAAATATTGTGGCGGTTTTTTCCAATCAATATTCTCATCAGGGTCATACACATGCCGTGGGTTACGTTGGGCGTCAGACACTGCAAATACACAACTGGTTACGTATGTAGGGTCAGACCTTTTCCGGATTCTTAACACCCTTGATTAAACGTATAGTCTGACTGCTGAAAACAACCATGAGGATCATAAGCATTGGCCATGTCAACATGGGACCAAGAATCATGAAAAGTATTAAATGCCAAACCATGAACCCACCATACACTGGGGTATCTTTTATGAAATTCCATGCCGTAAAGTAATCAACCTTTGGCAATGTTTCCATATCTAGTACTTCGTGACATTTTTTTGACAGACCATGCAACCAACCCTGAAAATATAAGAGTTCCAAGAACAATCAACAGAATAATTGCCCATAAAGGAAATCCTTCAACTGTCGTCGTCGTCGTTTCTGATGTCGTCTTCGTTTCTGATGTCGTCTTCGTTTCTGACTTCGTCGTCGTTCCCTTTCCTGATTTTTCACAACACCCTGGATCACATGGAAATTGGGCATCACCTTCACGGAATGCACAAATCATATTTGGACCCGATTCAGTTCCAGTTGCGGATGTTATACCAATTGTTACTTGTGGCATGTATGTACAATTTTTACCATCGTATTGGCGACCACAGTATGTTGGTCCTGTTGTTGGATATGTATTACCAGTTCCGCATAACCCATTTGTTTGTAGGGTGTACCCAGAAGGACATTCTTTTTTGACTGTTTTTGTAGTTGTCGATGTCATACAGTTTGATGAATCAGTCGGAATGGGAAAATACCCAGAAGGACAAGTTGCTTCGACTGTCGGGAGTGTATTTGCGAGACAGAGTCCAGTGACACCAATTGTGAAACCAGTTGGACATATTTTCAGAACTGTCACGGCACTACCAGTTGGGCGACGACACCGCGTCTTGTCTTCTGGTAGCTCGACATAGCCTGATGGACAAACTCCTTTGCTCATCTCTACTTAGAGCCTAGGTTTGTTTCTGGTGTACATGGAGTACGGAACTCCCGTGAAAATTCCAGACGGTCGTTACTTTCTAAAGGTTTCTGCAAAGGATGACGCTCGTGTGTTTCATCAAGTGAATAATGTATCAGTAGACACTCCTCTTACAAAGGAGACGCGTCAGGTAAATCTCAAGGTGCCATCAAAAACTTTGTTTGAGTCTATTGACAATGAGCTACTGAGTCAGGCGGATGTGAGTAAGCTCGAGTGGTTTGGAAAGGATGTGTCTTCAGACACTATTCGGGCTGCATACCAGGCGAGTCTCTCTGCTGACGGTGAACTGTCAGCTACACTGGCGTCTATTAAGGGTCAGGTGGTGACGACATTTTTTGATGCTCAGAAGAACCAAATCAGTGAAATTTCTGGTGCATGCGATTTCCTATTTGAACTCGCTGGTCTATGGTTCCTCAAGCGTTCGTTTGGTCCCATCTGGCGCGTTGTACAGGTTCGTCAGCGCCCTCTACCAAAACCAAAGACGAAAGGATACCCAGTAGAATTTCATTTTGCAGATGAGCCAGAGGCGGAGGATGAAGACGACCCGGTGGATTACCTGGACTGAAAAAAAAAGTCGTATACTAGTATAACATGGACGGCAAAGGTCTGGCAATTTTGGTCCTCCTATTCCTAATTGCCATGATGGTGTTTTACCCCCAGAAGCGCAGTGACTACATTCCATCAGGCAGCGACCCAGTGGGCGCAGCTATCAACCCCGTGGCAAGCGAGGGTCCCAAGATTATGCAGGGTGGTGCCGGTATGGGTGCCCAGGGTAGCGGTGAGACACCAGGTGGTACATTTCAGTCAGTCGATGAGCCAGCCCCCTTTGACATGGGTGGCAGCGGTGTGCGCACAGTCGACATGCCAGTGTATGACAACACCAACGTGGGTCTGATTCCCAAGGAGGTGGTGACAACAGAGGATTTCGGTCAGTTTTCTCCAGATGCCATCCTGTCTGGTCAGAACTTCCTCGATCCCCGTGCCCAGATTGGTTTCCCCGAGACGATCGGTGGCAACCTGCGTAACGCCAACCGTGACTTCCGCTCAGAGCCACCCAACCCCCGCGAGGCAGTCAGCATCTTTAACCTGTCAACCATTCCCCCAGACACAATGCGTCCCAAGTTTGAGATTGAGAACAGCTATGAGAAGTAAATGGTTCAAGTCGCGACTTGAGACTTAAAAAATAAACACCTTTAATTAACATCAAATGGATGAGTTTAAAGCCATTATGACGGAGTGGCTTTCCTTGAAGCACCAGCTTGCTGCTGCGAGGAAAGACATGGCAGTTTTAAATAAACGTGAGAAGGAGCTCAGGGCACAGGTTCAGGGACACATGAAAGAAATTAAGGATACTCAGGACGTTGACACGGTCAAAGTAAACCAAGAAAAGGTGTCGTTGCGCACCAAAGAGGCTCGTGGCAGCATCACGAAGAACGTTATACTTTCAGGTCTACGCGCTTACTTTAACGGTGACGAAACTCGTGTCGAGCAGGTGTATCAGATCATCGTCGATCACGCTCCGGTGAAAGAGCGTAATACCATTACGGTCAAGAAAGCCGCTTAATCAGGTGTAACACCGCCGCGCAGCGGAGAAGCACTCCTCCTCACATCTAAGGAAACGAACCGTAAGAGTAACAAGTAAAAATGGGTATCAACAATGAGTACCATGATGACTCTGTCTTTTCCAATGACCAGGACGCCTTTGACGAGACGTACGATGAACAGGATGATCATGAGCTTGTTCTCGATCCTCAGGATTGGCACGATTGGCACTCTGAGAATGTCCTGAATATGTGGATGTCCTTGAAGCAATACCTCGAGGACAATCATATGAATAACACATTGATGAACAGGGCGTCATTCCATGATTTTGCAGAGTTTGTCCGACAATTTTCTCAGTAAATACTATCAATGGATATCACCGGTCCCAAGATTCTGACTCCAGCAATTCTGTTTGCTCTGCTCAGCCCGGGTCTGCTCCTGCGTGTAGGTCCCAGCCCAGTTCTTGTGCACGCCCTAGTTCTGTCACTGGTATATTACCTTATTGCCAAGTTCGTTCTTCGCGTGTCACTGCGTCCAGCTGACATGATTGTGCCAGCTCTTCTGTTCGTTCTGCTGACACCAGGTGTGCTTCTGACTATCCCACCCAGCTCTAAGGGTGTCTTTATGTCGGGTCAGTCTTCCATGCTGGCAGTCGGTGTCCATACACTCGTGTTTGCCCTGCTCTTCTCCTTCCTGCGTAAAAATTTCGCCAAGTACTATTAGATGAACGGACAGAAGTATGTCGGTCTTCTTATGAATTCCCGTACTCAGGCGCACGCGTTTCATTTAACTACCAATTCATTTGCACAACACAAAGCACTCCAGGCGTACTACGAAGGCATAGTCCCTTTATTTGATTCGTACGCCGAGGCTTATATGGGTAAATATGGACGTTTTAGACGCCTCGTCGTAGGTCGACGCACAATTGCCAAAAATCCAAAACTGTACTTTAAATCTCTCTTGGCTCAGCTTCGCCGTATGAGACTTCCACGTGACACATACCTGAAGAACATTCAGGATGAAATCACAGCACTTGTTCGTTCAACACTTTATATGCTAAGCCTAAAGTAAACAATCAATCAAATACTAATGAAACATCTGGTTATAGGTCCCGGTGCGATGGCCTATTTTGCATTTCTTGGCGCTTTAGGTGCCCTTCGAGATTGTCACGAATTGGACAATCTCGAAGATATTTCAGGTGCAAGTGCAGGTGGACTTCTTGCATTTTTTTACGTCGTTGCAGAAGGAAATATAAAAACTATTCTAGACTACTCTATTGACATCCCGATAAAGGATATCATGAAACCCAACATTCGCCAGTTCCTAAAAAACTTTGGACTTGTGAGTCAAAGAAAGATTAAGAATGTCATCATTGACATTATTCGGGTTTTTTTCAGTAAAGAGGATCTGACGTTTCGTGAGCTGCAAGAGCTTCGTCCGACGATGCCCAACGTGTATATCAGTGCATACTGTGTCAACCTAGGACGTACCGAATACTTTTCTTGTGTATCGACTCCGAATATGTCTGTTGTGGATGCGCTTTGTATGACCATTGCCGTACCGTTTCTGTTTGCAACCATCGAGCATC